GTCTGAAAAAGGAATCGCTTCTTTACCAGTAATGGGATTCCCAGTTCCTCTAGGTCTCCTAGAAGTCAGACAATCTGATAAATCTGTTGATAACGTAATTGGTGTCTTAATAGAATTCGTTCCTGGCTCCTACAAAGGAGTACATGCAGAGGCATTTTAATGGCTAGAATTTACTCTAAGGGTAGATATAGTCGAGCAACTACCCGTAATAGTTCTAAATATAAAAATAATAAAACTATGGGAAAGATGTTCCGCACTAAAGCGGGAAAATACGGCTGTTATGTTTACATTAATGGCAGACGTTCCCATTTTGAAGAAAAGAGGAGATAATATGTGGCCTGCTATAGCATATGGTTCTATAATGGCAGCTAGATTTGCTCTTGGTGTGATGGCTGTTCGTGGACAATCACATATAATTCCTCAGGTTTATTTAATTCCTTATTATGAAACTGAGGTGAAGTTTTATCCCTAATATTCCAGACAAAGAAGGATGGTCAACTGACCAACTCTGCAAAGTGTGTATCCTACTCCTTCTTGGTTTAGAACTCAACAGCAGCTTAGTTCCACTGATGTTGTGATAATCCCCACCGGAACTACACCCATTAGTGGGAAGGTGTAGTAATGAAAAAGCAGATGAAACTTTTTGAATTTGATGAGCTTAATACATATTGGCTTTGTTTCGTATGCAGACAATATAAGATAACCCCAACTGAATTTGCGACCGGCACGTGTTGTAATATTTGTAATCTTAAGGAGTTGGGTATATGCAATTAAGAAGATGTTTTATTACAATACATTGGAAACATTTGCAAGGTTCTGAACATGTTACTGTTGAAGATAGTGAAGAAAACTGGAGAATAATATTCAAACAGATATGTGACAAGTTAGCCCGGACCGATGATTACGAAGCCGGCGCGCTTGCCCTTGAAATGGGTGAAAAACTCGGTAGAATACACATTCAAGGATATCTTGAACATAAACCTAAACGATTACAGACATTAGCTAACGATTTAGGGGTAATGAAAACTTGTTTTGATATCGTCAAAGACGCAAAAGGTAGTTGGGACTATTGCAGCGGATTAGGAAAGCACGAAGGTAAATTTGCTTTCGATAGATTTACTTTTGGAGAACCTAAATTACATGGATCCAAAGAAAAAGTCGAACTTAATGACTTAGTTAATCTAATAATATCTGGTGTTGAACTTAGAGCTATAATGATTCAACATCCTTACGCGTATTGTGTTCATCGCGACAGATTAAGAAAATTTTCAGAAGATTGGAATGGCCGAAGGACATAGGGGGCGAGTCGGATACTACCTCGCCCCCCCTGTCACCGGTCACATTATTGGAACAGTGCAACGTATTTTGGTGTGACCGAATGACAGGCTGTCACTCTTGATAGTAGGGATACATTCATATAACTACTATTATCAGCCACCCCTATGGCGCGCAAGAGTGGCAGAAAACAAAGTGGAAAGAAAGGCTTAGAATTGACTCAGAGATTTTTATATTATAATCTTACCAATTCGGCTACGACTCCTGATCCTGATACTGGACGATATGCTGATTCTCATTATATTGATCTAGCTGCAGGACTTTCCGCAATGAACCGTAGATTGTATAGACAAGGTCGTCAATACCATATTGCAAATATTTCTGTAGTTGATACATCAGGTTCTTCTAAAGTTAGGATGGCAACACTTCCTCAAGTGTGGACAACTTCAAAAGCCCACAAACTAATGTTTGACGCATGGAAAGACCAAAGGTCACGTGCATTAGAAAATGCTCCTAGAAATGTGACTGGTCGTTGGGCTGATTTTAAGGTGTATATGTCTCAACAACACCGAACAGAAAGTTTACTTTTACCTGTTAATTCCGATTTGGGTGTTATACCAAATGGTGAATGGGAATATTCTGAAATTGAATATATGGATGGTGACTCTGGAACTGAACTTTCTAACCAACCTCTTTGGATGTTGGGAGATCATTCACAAGCTGGTACTACTGAAAACGGTGTTGGTCTTTGTGCTGCATTGCAGGAAATGTTGTCGATTCCACCTGAGTCGCCAATTACACCTAATCTTAGTAAGTCAATCATAATGCAAATGAATCCTGCTACTGGAGATGATTCTACTGAAGTTCTTGCTAATATTACAGATGATAACGATCTTGCGCCTTACAATGGTGCTAAAGTTATAGGTGCTCAATCTTCAGCAATTGCTACCAATTCTTTCGTAACTCGTGAAGTTGGTTGGTCTGAAAAAGGAATCGCTTCTTTACCAGTAATGGGATTCCCAGTTCCTCTAGGTCTCCTAGAAGTCAGACAATCTGATAAATCTGTTGATAACGTAATTGGTGTCTTAATAGAATTCGTT